TCATCGGCGCCCTCCTGTGTTTCCCGTTGCGGGCGGCCCCGCCACCAACGCCTCCGTACCCGGAAGATGCGGAAATCCCCGGAAGTTCTCTGCATTTGCAAACACGTCCCGGCACGTCTCGAACCGGTGATCGCAGCTGAGCCCCGGAAACGCCTCCGCATCTGCGCCGCACCGCGCATCGCCAAACACGGCGTCGCATCGCCGCGAATAAACTCGCCCAATGGGCCGCTCCAGATCCGCTTTCAAAGAGACAAGTTCCGCTTCGAAGCCCGTAATACCACGCCGGATGCGCGACAACCGCCCACTCCAGACAGGCACCGCGTGCTCCGGCATGCGCCAATCCACGCGCTGAACCTCCACTCGCGCTCCGTCCCACAGCCCGCCATCAAGGTCTGCCTCGGAAATTGCGTCATGCGAAAGCGCTCCGGCCAGCTCGGCCTGTCCCGGAGCAAGCGAAGCTGACGACGTAAACCGCGCCCCTTCCAGCGCGCCGCCCGGCTGGAAGGTCCGCACACCAATCACCAGCGCCCGGTAATGCTCCGTCACTGCCAGCTCAAAACCATCCGTCCGCGTCAGCGTCCAGCATAGGCAGGACGTGGTCACGCCGGATGCCAGAGCTTCGGCAAGTTCGTCCGCAACAGTCTTCATGCTTCACCCCACCAGTTCAACGAGCGGCACACGGATCACCCGTCCAGCGCCAAAGGCTTCAAGGTTCACATCGAGCCGGTCAGTGTCGAACCGCACGGGGCAATCGAACAGGAATCCCGCCGTCACCACGGCGCCTTCCGCGGGTGCATCCGCGAACGTAACGACGCCTGTCACCGGATCTGCCGTCACGCCGACTTCCGCGCCATCCACAGCGCCGCGCACACTTCCCGCAACAGGCTTCCAGATGCGCCGCTGCCAATCGCCGTACGCCTTCGTCAACGAGAAGCTCGCCGTCGCGCCGTCTCCTGTCGCGATCACCTGGTCGAGCGGTGAAACGTCCGCGCCCGGCAAGCCGGAGCGATCATCCAGACGGTCCCTGAACCGGAATCCGTGCAGCCGTCCGCCCCGCGCCTCGAAAAACGCGGTCAGCGTCTGCAGGCTGGCAAGGCTCGTCACCGCGCTGCCAATCTCCCAGCGCCGCCGCGAGCCAGCCCAAACCGCATTGCGCGCTTCGCCGCCGCCCGCCAGCGGCACCACCTCGACGCGCCGTTCCGGCCCGCCGCTTGCCGCCAGCGCCAGCGGCATTGGCAGGCTCACTTCATGAAACTGCGCGAGGCTCACAGGAACCGCCCTCCGCCCTGTACCAACCGCGCGAGCAATGCCGCTACCGCCCCGCTTTGCCCCAGCGCCCCGCGTTCATCCGTCCCCGATGCAAAATTGAAGCTCGCAGAGACCGACGGCCCCGCCGAATTCCTCAGGATGAGCGCTTCCGCCGCCACACGCGCCAGATCGCGCAGCATGGACTCCGCCATCTTGCGGAAATCGAGTTCACCAGAGCGCGCCGCTACGCCCAGCGAGACAGATATTCGCTCGCCCGCCACATCAAAGGCTGCCGCCAGCGCATCTGCTGCCTGCTTCGCCGGCCCGTTCGCCAGCGCGTCGAGCGCCCGCGCTGCATTGCCCAAGTCATTGTCCGTAGACGTCATGTCCATTTTCCTTTCCGTCTGGAAGCCGTTTCATCAAGTCCTCCAATCGCGCCCGCGTCGGCGCCGCGCCGCCGCCGCCTAGCCATCGCCATTCGCGCAGGCTGAGGCGCCAGAACGCGTCCGGCAGAATCCCCGCTGCCAGCGCGGCCCGCAGCATCTCGCCCCACGGCAGCATCAGCCTTCAAGCCCGAGCCGGAACGCCTCCGCCACAGCTCGCGCCGCCTCGCCCGGCGCGATGGAGGCGGAGGGCACTTTTGATGCCGCCTCTGCCTCGCCCCCGCCGCGAAGCAGCGCCGCCAGCACGACAATCATATCCGCTGCGCTCGCCGCCCTCAGCCGCGCCTGCAGTTCACTGATCTTCGAGCAGCCGAACGCCGCCTCGATCTCCGCCAGCGCCCCCAGCGTCAGGCACAGCCGCCTCGGCGCGCCGTCCACCACCACCGCCGTTTCTCCCCGCGCCGCGTTCATGCCAATGCCTCGAAGCTCAGCCGGCCCGCGCTCTCCAGCGTCACCGAGAATGCCGCCTCGCCATCATGCGCGCCGCTCCAGCTCAGCTCGGAAATCTGGAACGCGCCGCTCAGCATCCCAAAATCCGGCAGGATTAGCTGCCAGTCCGGCGTCTCCCCTGCGAAGAACACCGCCCGCATCCGTGCGTCCGATGCAGCGTCTCGGAACACGCCCTGCCCGCTCACGCGCGCCGCCTTGGTGCCTACGCCTGCCAGCAGTTCGCGCCACGCCTCCGGGCTGTCCGCTCCCGTCGCATCCACGGCGGAACTCCTCATTTCGATCCGGCTCGTGCGAATGCCTGCGAGCGTGACGAATCCGTCTGCCCCGTCAGATATTTTCAGCAGGATATCCCTGCCCCTCTGCGTACCCATCAGGCTGCCTCTTCTGAAATGATCCGGAAGCGGATGAGCCCGCGAAACGCTCTCCGGTCCGCCTGCCGCATTGCATCGCTGTAAATCGTGTGCGCGAGCGCAATCCGCCCTTCGGGCAACGCCCAGGACGCGGCATCCACCGCCCCGCGCAGCGCCGCCAGCGCTTCCCGCGCCTCTCTGAGCCCGCCATCACGCGACGAGACCGCCAAGGTCAGCACATGCTCAGTCGCTTCGCCGAGAGAAGCTCCCGCCGGCCGGCACTCATGCCGCTCCAGACGCACGAATGGATAGGCCGGCGCCTCACTCTCGTCGTCATAGATACGCCCGCCAAAGATCGCCGCGACACCAGAATTGGCTCTCAGCACACTGAGCAAGGCATCCTGCACCCGTGCTTCTGCGCTCATAGCCGGGCCTCCCGGCGCGGCGCCAGAGCAGTCTCGACGGCCGCATCCGCTCCGCCCCGCTGCCCGCCCGGCGCACCATAGGCCGCCTGCACCCAAAGCTTCACGGCATGCGCCAGATCCTCCGGCACACCCTCAGCATCGCCATACCCCGCCACGAACGTCACTTCGATCGCCCCTCCAGGCGGCACCACAGGCAGGCCCGCAAACGGGCGCAGACGCAGCCGGCCGCTGGTCAGCTGGAACCGCCCGGTCAGCAGCTGCTCGCCGCCCTCCGCATCCACGCGCACAACAGAAACCAGCGCCTGCGCGGGGCCCGGCCTCAGCTTCACGCCGCCGCGCAGCAGGCCCTGCGGCCAAGCGGTCCAGCGCCGTTTCAAGGTGCGCGTCACCAGCGCGAGCCCGCTCGCCGTCTCGACATGCGCGCGCCCGGCCCGGATCAGCGCCGTCACCAGCGCGTCCTCGGCATCGGTACCAAGGCGCAGGAAGTCTTTCGCCGCCGCAAGAGTCAAAGGCTCCGCTGCTGGCGGTGCAATCACCGTCAGGTCACTCATTCTGTTTTGTCCTTATAGGGAGGAAATGGGCCGCCCCGGCCGGTGGGATGTCAGGGCGGCCCGCCGGGCATCAGATGATGTCCCGGAGCTTCACGATGATGTCGCCACCCATCGGCAGGCCCACCTGGCGCACGAGCTCATTGTCGATGCCCGTCTCGGTCCCGCGGATCAGCGCGGCGATGGCTTCCGCCACCTTCGTCGTAAATTCGTCCTGCTGCGGCTTGGTCAGCGCCGCCGCCTGCTTGATGATCGCAATGATCACACTATCGATCATGGTCTGGTTTCCTTCTTGCTTGCTGGGAGAAATCAGAACTTCATCACCTTGACGGCATCGAAGTTCTGCACGCCGCCGCCCACACGTTTGGTCGTGTAGAACAGCACGTAGGGTTTGGCCGAGAAGGGATCACGCAACACGCGCGCGCCCTGCCGGTCGGTGATCAGGTAGAAGCGGCGGAAATCGCCAAACGCGATGGCCGAGTTGCCCGTGCCAATGTCCGGCATGTCCTCGATCTCGGTCACCGGATAGCCGAGCAGCGTCGCCGCCTCTCCGCTTGTGCCCGGCTGCCAGAGGGATCGCCCATCCGCATCCTTCAGCTTGCGGACAGCCGACACCGTGCGCCGGTTCATCACGAAGCGCGCATTGGTGCGAAACTGGCTCTTCGGCGCATAGATCAAGTCGATCAGCTGGTCCGCGGCGCTTTCATCCGTGAAGTCACCCGGCACAAAGCCGACCTTGCCCCAAGTATGCGATCCCTCGGCCACGATGTCATAGTCGAGAAAGCCCTTCGGCTTGGACGATCCGTTACCAGTGACGAACGCAGCAGATTCCTGCGCGGCAAACGCCGTCTCGACCTCATCGGCAAGCCAGGCATCGATGTCCGCATACGCATCTTCCAGCAGCGTCTGCGTCGCCGCCGGCATGGCATAAAGTTCGCCTGCCGGGAATGTCAGCAGGTCGAGGCCCGACACTGCCGTCTCCGGCCGCTCCGCTTCCTCGCCCACCCAGGCCGCCGCCGCGCCCAGCCCCACAGGCTTCTTGTAGACGCCCACGGACGTCTGCCGCACCGTCGCGATCTGGCGCATCGGGCTTGCCGCCAGCAGCCGCGCCTCGATCAGCCGGTCCAGCTCCGGCGGCGCCACATGCCCGCCCTCGCTGCCGGTGCCCGTGTTTAGCGACTTCACGTCCAGCCGCGCCACACCGCTCTCGTCGCCGGTGCGCAGGTAACGCGTCCAGGCTTCACGGCGTTCATCATTCTCCACGTCCGGCGCCACCGCCGCATCGGGCCGCGCCATCTTGAGGCTCAGCGCCTCCAGCCGGCGGTCGATACGTGCAAGGCGTTCATCCGTCAGCGGATCGCTCGCTCCCTTCGTCTCGATTTCGGCGAGACGGGCATCATTCGCCTGCCGGTAGGCTTCAAATACAGCCAGCATTTCGCCGGCATCAGCCTTCACGGCCTTGGCTTCCTTGGTCATGTCTTCTCCTTCATTGACCCTGCAGTTCACGCCGCCCGCAGTGCGCCGGCGCCCATCACCTGAAACAGCGCGCTGCGCTGCATTGGCTCGCTCACGAGCGAGATTTCCACGAGATCCACTTCGATCAGCTCCCGCCCGCCCGTCACACGCGGCGACCAGACCTTCGGGAAGAACCCGATCGAGAGCCCCCGCGCGCCCCGCTCGACGAGGCTTATCCCGGCCATGCGTTCGATCAGCCCCCGGACGAACAAGCCATATCCATCCTCGCGCAAATGTACCCAGCGCCCCGCCACATCACTCTCGCGGTGGCCGACGAGCAGCGGCACACCGGGCCGCCGCGCCAGGCTCTTCGCAAACGCGCCTGCTCGTACGACATCGCCCGAAAGGTCCGGCCGCCCGAACACGCTGGCATAGCCTTCAATCAGAACCGGCTCACGGCGCATCGCTTGCCTCCAGCTTCCGCTCGATCCGGTCGAGCTGCACGCGCATCGCGCCAATCTCGGCCTCCACACGGGCGAGTCGCTCCGATACAGGCGCCGCCTCTGCCACCCGCTCTTCGAGCGTCGCCACGCGCTCTGCCGCAGCGCCTGCCCAGAGCAGCACACCTGCCGATTGCACGGCCACGGCCAGGATCACACCCATCGTCAGCCTGCGGTCAAAGCTCATGGCTCCACTCCCGCGATCCGGCGTTTCTCCTCGCGGGTCACGAACGTGGCCTCTTCCAGCCGCGCCCACAGCGCCTCGCGCTCCGTCGCCAGCGCTGGCACACGGTCGAGGTCGAGCGTCACCTCGACATCCTCGCCAAACCCGCCATCCAGCCAGCGCGACAGCGCCTCCGACACCCGCGCCGCCAACGGCAGCACGGTCATCCGCCACAGCGCGAGGTTCGCTTCCCGATAGTTCGCATACGTATTGTCTCCCGGAATCCCCAGAAGCATCGGCGGCACGCCGATCGCCAGCGCAATTTCCCGCGCCGCAGCCGCCCGCGTCTCCTGGAAATCCATCTCTGCCGGTGACAGCGACAGCGCCTGCCATTCCAGTCCGCCTTCCAGCAGCAGCGGCCGCCCGGCATTCCCCGCGCCAGAAAAGCCCGCCTCAAGTTCTTCCTTCAGCCTGTCGAACTGGTCCGGCGGCATCCGCCCGCCTCCGCCATAGACCAGCGCGCCCGAAGGCTTCGCCGAATTGTCGATGAGGGATTTCGCCCAGTCCGCGCTCGCATTGTGCAGATCCAGCGCCCGGCGCGCCGCCGCCAGCGGCGGGAGGCCCATTACGTCATCCGCCGGATGGAACAGCTTCACCTGCAGCAGTGGCAGCCAGCCCTCAGCATCCCGGCGAACCGCCCGCTCCTGCCCGTTCCGTCCGCGGATCATCCAGCCCTCGGCCCAGCCGCGCGCGTCCACTACCGGGCGCACGGCCCCGCTGCGCAGCGGGAACAGCCATGCCACCCCGCCCTCGCCAGGCAGGCGCACGGCCTCCACAAACGCATTGCCGCTCAGCAGCAGTTCGGAGAACACCGCCTCGAGCAGTCCCGCCGCCGCCATCTCCGGCCCCGGCCGCCGCAGCAGCCGCGCAGCCCCCTCATGCGCCGTCTTCAGCGGGATGGAGGCCGCCGCCTCTGCCACCATCCGGATGCAGCGGTACGCTACCGCATTGCGCAGGTATCCATCGCGGATCAGCGCGCCCGCATCCCGCGTGCCCCAGCTCGCCGCCCGCGGCTCGCTCAGCATCGCCAGCGGCCAGGCTGTCTTCGCCTCGCTGGTTTTGGTTCCAAAGGGCCAGGTCCATTTCAT